GCCGTCATGTCCCGCGCCTCCGCATCAGCGAGAGCGCGCAGCCGCTTGGAGTAAGCAGCGCGATGCTCCCACGAGTGGCGCAGGTGCGGAGAGCCAATAAGCTCCAGCAGGTCCATGTCATCTATCAGACGGTCTCCAGTAAGATGTCGATCGTCGTCATTAGGATCCGTACCACTGTCAGCGGCACGAGAAGGACTTGAGGAGAGCTCAATAAGCTCAGGTTCGTTAGTTTTTGTTTCAGTTTTTGTAGTATTGTAATCATCCATATAAGTAAGGTAATATTCAGTATGTACATCTGCAGCTCCACAATGGAACAGCTAGCTTTCACCCCCGTCAGTTTAGGGGGGAGCGGGCACGGTCTCCGCAGGCCAGGTTGCGGCCTCAGGGCGTAGTAGGCGCCCTCTTCTCCGAGTGCTGCGCTTACTGCAGGAAACTTGGCGTACAATGCGCGCCGCGCAGATCAATTGATAAACCTGTAGATCTCCAGGTAGTATATATTTTCCAAGCGTACTGCGCTGTCATGGTAGTGTATATTTTCCAAGCTCACTAAGCTGTCATAGGTTCTGCGCGCGCGAACTCTGGGTAGAGGCTGCTGCGGATCTCCTCGAAGGTCGGGAAGACCTTGAGAATGTCCGCTGCGTCCCTCCCGAACTCGCGGGCGCAGACATCTGCGAAGTCGTGGCGCAGTGCGTCATACTCCTCCTCCGGTGTGTGGAAGAAGAGCTCCCGCAGCGCTGACACGCAGCTGTCGATGAGTTGCGTCTCCTTGCTCACCTGTTTGGATGGCAGGTAGTAGCAGATGGCCTTCATGCATGAAGACCGATCGAGAGGCGCCACCCAGTGGCCGAGCTCAGGGCGCCAGACGAACGTCCGCTTGAGGAACGAAATCTGGCTAAGCTGGAGGAAAGGTTCCATCTCCAGCGTCTTCTGAGCGCTCGTGAAGTCGAGGCCGTAGACGGCCCGGCAGAAGCTCTGGTAGGTGATGTTGTTGAAGACATCTTGAGCCTCCGGCTTGACCGCCGCGACCATGTCATCTCCGTACACCACTGGCAGGACGAAGTCGTAGAACGACTCCGGAGAGAAGCGTGTAGTAACGCTCACCTCGGGCGTGTGAAGCGCC